CCGCGACCCAAAATGTAAATGCATTAATGTCGCAGGTGCTGGGTTTATCGATTATTGTAAAAAGAACCCCACACTCCCAGGTTGTAACGAAGTTGTCAAGGGTATTGCGGATTTTGAAAAGGCTGGTCTTAAATCGGCTACCGGATTATTTGGTAATGCGGATTGTATTGTTCCAAATGTGTGCTCGGGTGATGTATTCCAACCATTATCACCAGTTCCGGCATGTGCTAATAAGACTGCTATTTGTAACCAAATCTTAGAATTGGACAATGTCCAAGCCGCTGCGGGTATTCAAGCTGCGCAGGCTTGTAACATTAATTTTGAAGCGGAACAAAAAAAGAAAGACGAAGCTAAAATAGCGGAAGAACAAAAAAAGCAAGAGGAAGCTGCAAAGGCTGTCCAAACTAAACTAGCGGAAGCTCCGACCACTCCAAGTCAAATGGTTCCTAGTATAGGCACTGCTACCTCATCTAAACTACCAGGGGGTATAACTGGATTACAGGCTGGAATTGGGGGTGGTATTCTGTCTTTCATCCTTTCATGTAGTTCCATCATTATTTTACTTATAGTTATGTCGATGGGAAGTAAGCGTCGTCGTTAATAAAATCTGTGTTACTTACAAATGAAGTTAAACCTGAAGAAAATTCGTGTGAATCAACTCCTTGTTTTAGCTATTGCAATTATTGTCGCTCTTTATCTCATTCGTGCCCTCAAGAAGCCAGAAGAATATGAGGGTGACATTGGTCCATCTACCGGTCCAGCGCCACAAGGTAAAGAAACTCCTCAAATTACAAAGCAAGATTTAGAATCTGTTTTGAAGTTTATTGGGTAATAAGTTAAAAGGTGATTCGCGAAGTTTATAGATATCCTATATATGTTGGTAAAGTTTCAAATAAAGAGACCATCTTCGAACATATGAAGGACTTTAAAAGATAATCCCATTTACAAAGCCGACCTAGAATAACAATAACTTGCAACTTATGTGAGGTGGTTAAAGAAAAATAAATAATATCATTTATGTCTTGGTGTTGGTGGTGTTGTCACTCATTTGAAGGTACACCTTTAAGTATGCCATATCGTTATGATGATAGACGGAATAAATTTTATACATCTGGTAACTACTGTTCATGGAGCTGTATAAAATCTCACGCAATAGATAAATGTGGTGATGTTAAAGGGAGTATAGTTTGTGGAAATATTATCCTTATGCGAAAAAAGATGTTCAATCAAATTGGATCTGTAAAATGTGCACCAAATCGTTTTCTACTCAAGGAATTTGGCGGTGATATGTCTATAGAAGAGTTTAGGTTGAATCAAACTAAAGATTTAGAAAAACCACTTGAAGTGGAAACTGCACCACTTGTAGATAATGTTATACCCATTGTTTCAAACACACAAAAAATGAATGAAATAAAGAATGCAACAACCAATAACAATGCTCTAAAATTAAAAAGAAATAAACCCCTCAAGAGAAATCATAACAACCTCGAATCAGCACTTGGGCTTATTATCACGCCTAAATCCTAGTTGTCTGTGTTGTTTATTAGTTGGTATCGATGGTGGTAAATATTCTGATTTTTTACTACGAACCCACTTTGTTCCATCGTGTGCGGTCCAATGGATTCCAATTTTATCAATAGCCTTTCTACATATAACACATGGAAGTGAGTTACCATGACCATAACACGTTTTACGTTCAACTATTAACTCTCCATACTTTCTGTTTAGCCAAGTTGGAAACTGATGAGGCTTATTACCTCTCTTCAAACATTCTCTCCAAAGTTGTTTGATGAGTCGCCTCTCTGCGCAACATATACAATTACTCTGCGCTTTCACAGATTTTTTTGTCATGTAACTTTCTACCATAATGTATCCCATTGTTACTGACAATTATTACACGTCGAACCGGGGAACACAAATGCACAGTGTTCACACTCGTTAAGAATGATGACGTTCTTTTTCTTCGGTACAAGTCCCTTTGAAAATCGTTCGAGTTCTCTTACTGTATATATTCCGTAATTAATCATTACCTCCAATGGAGGAAATTTCATTCTATTATACTAACATTCCAATTCCTTATCTTACTTTCCCTTCATACAACAGCTAAAGAAATTGCCAATAGCTTGTTTAGCCTTAAGCATACCCGCGAAACCATCAACCATTGGGGGTACCATTGTCTTGAGGATGGTTTCAAACTCCGAATCCTTTTCACCTTCATCAATTTGTTCGATGAGATGGTTGAGGAGAGCCACAACCAATTTCTTTTTTTGTGGTCCTTCGAGTTTTTTAAACTTTGAGGCATTAATCATTAACTTTGCAACAATTGGTGGAATATCTTCTTTTTGGAGACCGTCACCCAAGTACTCCCGCTTGATATCTTCAACCATTGTAATAACACCTTTGGCATCAATTTTTCCTGAGAATTTTTCTAAGATCGCTTCCATTTTATAATATTACACTACATTAAAATGGAAGCGAATAACCTTGTTGCAGCATTTGCATTTGGTATTGGTTTTGTTCAAATGTATCAGGACTATCTTAAGTCTGATACACTAAGTGAAGAAGCTAAGGGTTCCGTTCTTTTAGGTCTCCTTGCAAGCTCTCTATGGCTCATCTACCAATCTAGAAAATATGGTATGAATTTCACAGTTGCTTATACCACGGTAGGTTTACTTCTCCAATTGTATATACTTAACAAGATATTGGTTAAAGAAACGGGGAAAGGTCAAGACAAGAAAGATGATTTCGATTTTAAAACAACCTCTCATGACTCCGCGGATCTATTCAAAACCAAATAGAAGAAAGCATTCTATTGTGACCAGTGCAAAATTGAGGGATTATCCCAAATTTGCAGAAGCTGTAAATGGTAGAGCTGCCATGTATGGCATGGTTTTTGGTTCAACGAACTGGGGGTTATTCAATATGAATATTATCGATCAGTTATATTCACCACCAACCGCGGCGATGACTGTATTGACAAGTGCGATAGTTATATACACAATGTATGACGCACGAACTAAGACCTCTGACGAAGTCTTTGAGCGATATGCAGCTCGTGACTATGGTCGGATAGCCATGACTGTAATGGCGTTAATGATTCTGGTGAGCGCGCAATAAGACCAATAAACTCCAACATCTTAACTTTTTCTTCCATTGTAAATGTTCCTGCCCTGCGCATCACGTAAGACAAGAGCATCAAAAGAATATACATATTATAAACAACTGGTTTCATTTATTAAATCGTAATTTGAGCAGCTCGAGCAGCCTTAATTGATCTCGATATTAAAAAGAGTGAAATAAGTAACACACATGAGAAAGATGCTACACCAAAACCAGCAAGACCCTTGGCTTCCTTCTTGGAATCCTTACACTTCGCCGTCCAGTTAAGGACGGCGGCGCTACCAACAAGACCCATAATCGCATAAATCATCATAAATGCACTCGCTTCATTTCTAGCAAACTTTGTTACCAATAGGGTAAATGGAATTGTGAGTGCCATTGTAAGTGTAGCCGCAAGGTACTTGTTAAGATTCTCCTGGACAGTTTTACCTTTCATTTCTTCGCACTTCTTGAAAGTATCAATACCAACGGCAGCGATTGTCATGTAAGCCATGGCGAGAGCCGTAATAATACCAACAGTTCCCCACGAAACTTCTAAATCGAGTTTACCACTTGAAATATTCTTGGCACGTTGATACATAGTTGTAGCTTGTTCGGTTGCTGTGATAGCTGACATTTATATAATACTTATAGAAATTATTCTATTTCATATTAATAAGAATGAAGTTTCCAAATACAATTTTTGTGAAACATTTCCCAGACTCGTTTTCCGGTAGAAAAGAATTCTTAATACAGCACCTTGAGAATAGGCTAGTTGAATCCGCGATCAAAGATATTAGGTGGATTGAAGATTATAATCATGATCACCCTTTTGTTCAATGGCTTAATATTAAATTGAATATACCACATGGAACAGAACTTACAAGTAATTTTGTTAAGAGTCTCATTATTTTTAAACAAATGGTTGATGAAAATATCGAATCAGCTATTTTGATTAATGACGATGTAACTTTTCATAAAAATTGGAAATATATATTTGAAAAAATACCTAATGAAGTAGCTTTAAATAATTACATAAATCTTGGCATTTCACCATTTTTCAATCTCAAACCACTTCTCGGAGAGGTTCACAAGATGCCAATTAATGGGAATGGCTGTGAAGCCGTGTGGATTACACGAGATTTTGCAAAAGGTATTATAGAAAATCTGAATATGGAAGAGCCATTAGATATAGTATATCATGGGTATTTAATTTCTAGAGGGAGATCAATATTAAATGTCCCAATCTGTCACCAAACATCCAATCTTGAAAACGTCAGTAATCTCGATTATGATACCCGTGTAACAAAGAATCGCATTGCATATGTGAATAACTATATGGGATTAAAGAAGTATAACTTCAACAAACTTTTAGAGGACTTCAAAGAGTTTGAAGAAAGGAAATGTCGTATAGAAAACAAATTCGAAGAGATATTCGGGAAACATATTGATATTAAAAATGTTAAGTATATTCTTAATGATGATACTAATTATAAACTAAATATATTAGACTACGAATTAATTAAAAACGAAGTTGATATTTGAATGTCCGTACACACCAGCACTATAACCAAATGTCGAAAGATCTGAAAGATCGTGGTTACCAGCAGTTATATATAAATTCTTGCACTTTGAAAGTAAGAACCAATCGAGATAACACGCATATCTTATATCTTTTGATACTTCACGATTTTTTAGAAAAACGCAGTCATATGTAAGTGCGATTTCATGATCTAATGTGACAATTTTATCTGGAAATCGTTTTTTAAACATCTCTTTAATTTCACGACTATCACTTGCGAGAAAAAACTTTGCATCAGTGTTTTCGACAATTTTAATAAATTTGTCTAATGCGCTATCTTTGGCAAAATATGCCTTTTTTATTTCACCTTTCTCATCTCTTCCGTGACAACCCATATTTTCAGAATCTTTTGAACAAGCACCACGTCTAATGTGTATTCCAAAGTCTAGACCATGGTCATACTTTTTTATGAGTTCTTCGAGTTCTTCATTTGGCTTTATAATTTTATTCAAGTTACAATGTATATATTTAAAATACGTTGGGTTTATAAAAAGTTTCACATCAAATTTGTCCTCATTTGGGTCATCTGTTATCTCAAAACCATTAAACTCGACACCTCTATCAACATCCAATAGACTCTTATAGACACGGGGATTGGGTGATCTAGCTACTAAATCTGATAAACATAGAGCGACATTACCCCATCCCATAGAATCTGTGAGATAAAAGGTTGTCATTATATGTTTAGAGCTTTTCAATTCTTTAATCTTTTACGAGATCTTTATATTTCGCGTAAACTTCAATTCAAAGACTATTATAATATTCTCCTTGCTTATCTTGGCGCTCTACAGTTTTGATATGAAGTAGGGACACAAGAGGCTTGGCGTCAACACGAGCGACTTGTTCACCACCCACGAGACGTTCATGTAGATCATTTTCCCATTTAATTTTGCCGTTATTCTTATAGTAGCGTCCTTGATAATCCGGATAGTTAATCCACCCCATTTCATTAATCCGGAACTTATGACTATCTAGCCATTCTGCAGTATATCCCGGACATATATTGATCCGTGGAATGTACATGATATCACCATCAAACCCCTTAATGTTACTGGTGAGTGCTTCTTGTGGCATTTCATCGGCGTCGATAACAAAAATGTAGTCACCGGAACATTTGGTGGCATGGTAGTTACGATGTTCTGAAAACTTACCATCAAATTCTCGTTCATTTACTACGATCTTATCTTCATATGTTTTCAAAATATCGCGCACTTCTTGCGTCGTATTTTTAGAATCAACTAGAATATTGATTTCATCTTCTTCATCTTTTACTTTAAGAAGAAAGTTAATAAGAGAGTTCAATTCTCGATCTTCATTACATACACAGATGGCGTAAGAAATCTTAACCATTTTATTAAAAGTAGTCTATCTTTTTAAATAGTATTAAAACATTATGTACATATTTATAGAATGAAGTACATCACGTATTCTATTTGGGGTGATAATAAAGTTTATACCTATGGCATTGTTGAAAATGTTTTAGATGCTAAAAAATATTACAAAGATTGGATTGTTAGAGTTCATCACAACGATACTGTGCCACAGAATATCGTAGATTGGCTTAAAAAACAAGATAATGTTGATCTCATTCGGCATCCGGGAGTCGAAACAAAAGCTTCAAATACTCTATGGAGATTTGAAGATTTATTTATAAAAGATGCTACTGTTATATCGAGAGATGCGGATTCGAGATTCACAGAAAGAGAAATAAAACTAGTTAATCAATGGTTAAATTCGTCAAAAGATTTTCATATAATTCGAGATCACAAACATCACACGGTACCAATTCTTGCTGGTACGTTTGGGTGTAAAAATAACTGTCTCGAATATATTGGGATTCCTGGGCAATTGAGAAATATTAATTCGGTACCAATTTTATTTATTAAAGGATCTGATATACTCGACGCATTCAAACGCGATATACCACCTGGTCAGGATAAATATTTAGTTGATCAAATATTTTTGGCTCAGTATGTTTATACTTATGTTATAAGTAATACAATGGTTCATTGCTCACACAATGCATACGAACCTTTTGCAAACGTTATAGATCAGATTGAAACTGGTTTTGTTGGCGAAGTTGTTACAGATTGTCCAAGAGCTGCTGAAATTATGAATGATAAAGAAACAAATTTTGAACGCGTTGGTGCCTATTAAAAAAATAAAAGTATATGTAAACATGTACGAAGAAACACACGCAGAAATAAAAGATGTATGTAATGGTTTTGAAACCATGTTAGATGAAATTGGTGTAGATTTGCGAGATATACCATTCGATTACAAACTTATTAATCGTTATGGTCAAATCGATCAAGAACTTGGTAATATTCATAAATGGTATGATGCGAATAGAGAGATTATGAAACAAATCAGAGAATGGCATTCCATATATTTAGATGACCGTGCACGGATTCAGAATATGTTAAATAATATGAAGACTGAAATTAAAGATATTAATAATACAGTCCAAAATATTAAATTACAAGAGTTTTCTCGTGTCCAACGCGAACAGTAGTATTTACAATTATATCATACCCTGCATCCGCCAAATTTTTACAAAAAGCGACATCTTCCGAGCATATATCTTTAATAGTTACCCCATTTTCACCTTCCATCTCTAACAAAGGGTAGTTGAAATATGGATATAAAAGTTTATCATCTTCAAGTACTTCACGTCTACACGCGAAAAATCCCATGCCATTATAAACAACTTTCATATATTTCTCTTTTGGATCTATATCTTCTTGTGTAATAAATTTAAAAGATCCAACTTTTTTGTAATGTTCCAAGTCCCAATCTTTCACAGCGGCGAAATGTTTTAAATCTTCCATTTTATAAATGCCAGATACAACACTGTATTTTTCCAAATCTTCTATTATATCTAATATCTGTGCAGGTAAGAAAAATATATCTGAATCAATTGTAAACCATATATCATATTGAATCTCACCATTAAAAGGTTTCTGTTTGTATCCACGGCAAACGTCCAAACCAAGTGTTTTCATTCTAGAAAATGTAACAAAACTACTATATTCATTTACCATATGAACTTTGTATCCAAGTTTTGTAAGTTCAACCAATGTTTCAGACCACCGAACTAAAAAATTACCAGAATAATTTTTACCCGGTAATGCAAACACGATGGTTTTCATTTATGTTTATAAATACTTTTAAAGCTTTAACCACTGTATAATGTATGTTTGTATATACTGATGGTGCGTGCATAAATAATGGAAAACCTAATGCCAAAGCAGGTATGGGTATATATTTTGGAGAAGATGATACTCGGAATGTATCAAAATGTGTTACTGGAAAACAATCTAATAATACAGCCGAATTGGGGGCTTTTGTTGAATTATATTCAATTATAAAACAGGAAATAGAGCGTGGCGAAGATATAACTGTATTTTCTGATTCAATATACGCAATTCGTTGCGTGGGTGAATATGGTAAAAAATGTGAAAAAACCTCATGGACAAAAGATATCCCAAACAAAGAACTTGTAAAAGAGGCATATGAATTGTATAAGAATACACCAAATGTGGTATTCAAATATATAGCTGCTCACACGGGTAAAAAAGATGAACATTCTATTGGAAATGATAAAGCTGATAATTTGGCATATAGTATAATTGGTGGTAAAATTCCAAAAAAGGAAAAGATTTATTTAAATGTCCCATATAGTGAAAAGGATAATGCAAAACAACATGGTGCTATGTGGGACCCTAAAAAGAAAAAATGGTGGATTTCTGAAATGAAGCCCGAGTTAGAACTATACATTTAACACTTTGAGTACTTCATAGACAGCGGGATGTCTAACAACATCACGCTCAGACATTGAAACATGTTCAATATATTCAAGATCCATACCATATAATTTATGTGTAAGAAATGCGAGACCGTTATCTTGACCCAAATCCGATTGTTCCAAGTCACCCGTAACAATCAGTTTTGTACCTTCACCTATACGAGTCAATAACATTTTCATTTGATTTGGTGTGCTATTTTGCATCTCATCTGCAATGATGATTGTATTATTGAATGTTCGACCGCGCATATATCCGAGGGGTTCAATGGTGATACACCGATCCATTTGATTGTGAGATAGATACTTTTCAAAAATGTCAAACATTGGTTTCGTCCAGGGTTCCATCTTTTTATCCATATCACCTGGTAAATAGCCCATATCTTCATCAGCTGCAACGATTGGGCGAGTTAAAATAACTTTTCCCCTGGATGATGTATATATATGCTCCATTCCAATCTGACACGCAAGCATAGTTTTTCCAGTTCCAGCTGGACCAGTTCCAACTATAATTGGCTTTGGTGACCTAAGTGCAAGCATATATTTACATTGTCCAGCAGTTTTTGGGAAATCCATATATATTTCGATAAGAATTTTAAATATCTAAAAAATCTCGTTATAATATAGGATGACAGAATATCATTTAATTCAGATGAAACCCACAAAGACTTTCTTGAGTGTCGTAGATCCAAACAAAAAGAGTCGATTTGTATGTTTTAGTGATAAAAAGACGGCAACTACATTTGTGAATTATGTCACAAATTTTAGATCTAAACATGGATTCTGGCCTAATATGGATATGTCTAGTCGAGTTTCTACAATCAAGAGTAAAGTCTTTACGAAGAAAAGAACCCCCGAGGAACTTGAGAAATATCTCAGTTTGGAACCATTTGATTTTGAAAATATTGAAGAAATGGCAAAACGTACAAACATCTCATTTATATGCATTACTAATTTTGCTTACATTCCAGATAATAATGAACAACAAATAGTGAGTTTTTCTGGACAAGAATGGGATGGTGAAGCAGATGATCTTTCATATAGACAATTATTGGAGTTTAACTTAAAAATAAAGTAACATGTGCTCTTAACGAATATGTGTGGCATTATTTCACTTTTTGGTGAAGAACGAGAAGTTCCACTAGGTTCTCTTTCTCACCGAGGTCCGGATGATTATCGCACAGAAACACTTGAAAAATGTCGTATGGACTTTTATCGTCTATCAATAAACGACCTCTCTCCAGCGGGTATGCAACCATTCGTAAGACCTGGAAGAATGTTTGTTTGCAATGGCGAAATCTATAATCATAGAGCTTTTCGGAATGGAGAAGAAAAAAGTAAGAGTGACTGTGAAGTTGTCATGAATCTTATTTATAAAATTGGTATTGAAAATACACTCAAGTCTATTAATGGTGATTTTGCATTGGTATATACGGATGGAAAGCGTCTAATAGCAGCCCGAGATCCAGTTGGTGTAAGACCACTGTTTTATACAAGATATACAAAGGACTCAATTGCATTTGCAAGTGAAGCAAAGGCACTTATGTTTTTAGGAACCCGTATAGATATTTTTCCACCCGGTCATTTTTATGACTCGTTCATTGATAATTTTATATGTTATCACACCGGGTATTGGCACATCCACAAATTTGACGCAACTAAAAAACATGAACAAATTCGACATGCACTAGAAGAAGCGGTTCATATTCGACTCGATAACACTGATCGTGATATTGGATTTCTTTTATCAGGTGGTTTAGATAGCAGTCTCATTGCCGCTATCGCTACACGTAAAATCGGACCCATTCAGACATTTTCAATTGGTCTTGAGGGAAGTCCAGATCTCAAAGCTGCACGCAAAGTTGCAGACTTTCTCGGAACTAATCATACAGAGGTTACATTTACTATTGAGGAGGGTCTTCGAAGTATCCGAGAGGTTATCAGGTCTCTCGAGTCATATGATACAACAACGGTGAGAGCATCTACACCTATGTGGTTATTATGTAAATACATCAAAGAAAATACAAGTTGTCGTTATATATTTTCTGGTGAGGGGAGTGATGAGATTTTAGGTGGATATCTCTACTTCCACAACGCCCCAAGTGTTGAGGAATTTGCATGTGAAAATATGAGACGTCTTAGACTCATCCACCAATTTGATGGACTGCGCGCAGATAGATGTGCGGGGGCACACGGTCTCGATCTTATCGTTCCATTTTTGGATAAAAATTTTATTCAATGTTGCATGGAGATGAACCAAAAATTGAAGATGACAAAACTTGAGAAGCAGCTTCTCCGAGAAGCTTTCGTTGGATATCTTCCAGACGAAGTCTTATGGCGCCAAAAAGATGGTATGAGTGATGCAGTTGGAACTGGGTGGGTAGATGCGATTAAAAAACATTCCGACAATACGATGAGTGATCAGATGTTTGATATTACAAAAAGTATGTGTCCACACAACACACCACTCACAAAGGAAGAGGCGTATTATCGTGAATTATTTTGGATTGACTATGAATCCAGAAATGATCATCTCATTTCAGAAATTTGGAGACCTAAATGGACGAATATAACTGACCCAAGTGCGCGGTTACTTATAGAAAAGAATCCATAGTAATATAAATGGCTGATTTTGTAAAAGCTTTTGATTGTAATAATGAAGAACATGTTATGTGGTTAAAAGCCACTGGGCAAGCTATGGCGAGATCAATGGATGGTGTTCGTGTGGATGTAGCTGGTATTGTAAATGACAATCCACTTCCCAACAAACCAAAAATGAAGAATGTAGCTGATTGGGCTTATATTCATTTTCAATTGGCTATGAAATATACAAATGCTGTTCTAAGCTATGACGCTTTCGTTCCCAAGAAACCTGAGATACTCTTCGAGGGTGAAGTCTCTAGGATCTGAGTTTTCATCCATTCTCACAAGAAGTATTGATCCAAATACCTCTTCGTTGTTAAATGGGGATGGAAGTTGGTTATTATTGAGTTTTTCACCATATTGAGGCTTCATAATCACTACATCCAGATCTGCCCACTGACCAATAAATGTAGGCGTTCCTGATAAAAGTTGAAAAATTTCATTTTTTCGTGGATCAATATCGAGATCTATTTCACTTATATCTCCAAATTCTTCTCTTATGAGTATAGCTACTGTCATCTTGAATTCACACAATAAAAAAATATTTACAGAATGTAAATGAATAACACTCAGAAGGGTGCTTGGATTGCCACCGCTATTGGAGTTGCTCTCATCGTGATGTTTGTGAGTATACAGATGGCAGAAAAATACCGCTCAGTGGATGCCGACTACAGCTATAATTTTGTGGATACAAATCCAGTGCGTAGAACTTCACAGTTTTTTGATACATGCTCCCCTGAAAATATGGAGGACTGCAAAAGAAATAATCCTTATGAGGGTCTTCCACTTCCCTAAGTCGCTTAAAACTAACCAAAAATTATACAATAAGAATGGAGAACTCCACGCGTCAGTTTGTTCTCACCCGTCTATCAACCCTCCTCGAGATTCCGGAATCTGATACCATATGTATCAATCTCGAGAAGTGTATTTTAAACTATGCAACCGATCGTTCAGGCAATTTGGGTCAGGAAGCTGCATGGGACAACTATCGGTTTGCTGATATTTATAAACACAAATTTCTACAAATTCAAAATAATCTAAGAAAGTCGTCAGTTTTAAAAAGATGGCTTGTTGAGAGAAAAGTTAAAACCAAAGATATTATTGATATGAGACCCGAAGATATGTGGCCGGATGGACCATATGCACAAAAGATGGAAGAAAGAATCGTTAAGGATCTTAGGAAGGCATATATGGCACAAGAAGTTAAGAATCAAGAAGGCTTCTTTACATGTGGGCGATGTAAATCGAAGAAAACATCCTACTATCAGTTACAAACTAGATCTGCCGACGAACCAATGACTACATTTGTCACATGTCTTAATTGTGATAGGAATTGGAAGTGTTAATGTAATAAATAGAATCGGTCCAATCTGTTGGTAAATCACCAACTGATAAAATAAAATTATAGCCTAGTCGTTTTTTCATAAGAGATTTAGTTGATGAACTAGTAAATCCCAAATAATTATATACAATTCCATGATTGGCAAGTTGTTGCCTCGTCCATTGAACCACAAAATGTAGCCCTGGTCGTGCCGTTATTATTACAATTTTGTAACCCAATCGTTTTACTTTGTGAAGTAAATCTATTATAGGTTTATTTGGTGTGCCATCTGTCCATATAAGTGTGTCGTCTATGTCAAACATAACCGCATCATTTGGACCAACTTGTCTACTTTCTATGTAGTCCATTAATAATATTAAAGATTTAAATTATCGTTAATAAAGACATGATCGTTGATGTTCAGTGTGAAGATGACACTATCCAAATCGCACGTATAATTCATGAACATGGTGATATGTATGCGGTAAATTTCTTAGAACGAATAAAACCGGATCTTTATGATTTTTCAGCGGATACTGAACTTGTACCACGCGATTCTGTTACAGGTTTTTACGACGTAGAAAACCTAGAAGATACAAAATTGTATGTAAAAGTTTGTGGAGGTTATGTCATCATGGATGATAGTGAAGATGAAGACTACGTATGTTCAGATGAAGATGAAGATGAATCTGAAAGTGAATCACTTACAGATGAAGCTTAAATAATAAGACCTTTTAAATTGCATGGATTGTCCGGTGTGTTATACATCGAAGGCAACGCACAAACTCGTATGTACACATTCATTTTGTTACCAATGTATTACCCATTGGTACCAGGAATGTGGAAATCACACATGCCCTATATGTAGACAGGAAATATGTTTTCAACTAAATGGAGATACACGCGAAGTACATATACAATGTAGTTCAAATACAAGTATTGATAACTACCTTAAATTTCATAGTTTATTAGATAAGTATAGAGGTTATAACATAAAAGAAATAGAATACCTAAGGCGACAGAACTGGGTTGAATGGGTAATGGAACATAGAGTTAATAATCAAGTATACACAAAATATATATTCTATGGAATACAAGGAACCAAAGAAGCGTGTTACAAAGAACGACAAAAAGAACCAAAAACAACTTTACTCACAAAAGCATATAAGGATTAAGCTTGAAATGATAGAAAAGAGAAACCAAAATGGCTCCGTACAATCCACCAAACGCCCACTACTCTCAGATGGACGTGAGTGATTACGACGAAGAGCATATATTCGCATTTATTGGTAAGACTGGAAAGAGATTTTACTGGTTGACGAGACTTCTTGAGTTGGATTACCTTTGGTATGATCGTGAAAGAAAAGTGATTGAAATTTGGGGTCCATATTACGCACACCATAATAAACAATCTGAACACATCATTAGATGTGAATTGGATTTTTTTGAGCCTAAGTTAGAGGAATCAATTGCAATCTCAGAAAGTACAAAAAATGACTATGTACAAACGACCTCCGTTACGTGTTAGAGAACAACCAACGAAGATTCAAGAGCCGGTATCAATCCTCACAAACGCATTTCTTCATAAAATAACAAATCCGGAACCCACTGTTCATTATAAAAATATAAAACAAGCTATATATCAAAAAGATGCATATCTTAAACTTTTAAAAAAGAATAATGAAGAATGTAATATTCCGTGGGTTGAGCGAGACATTCCTGATTATGAGGCACCTGTAAAAGCTGAAGTAAAAAGACAGCCAAGTTTGGAAATGATAGATTGTGTATATTTGGATATTCGTATACTTAAAAGCGGTATTATTCGTGTAAAGTTGAATACTTTATTTGCATCGTTATATGAAAATTATTATTCACAAGCTAAAAAACCACCACTGAAATTGATAATTCAAGCATATAAATCAAGAGGTTTTGATGATCAATTTTTAGAACGTGTAAAAAAATTACATGAAAAAAGACTTACTCACGCCAAAAATGTTTCAACGGCAGTTGATCTGATATTCAATAAAGAAACAGTAAAGAAGATTAAAAAGACTAAAAGTATAGAGGAAGTCAAAATAATTGAGGAACCCAAATTATGCGAAGAAGATATCGAAGAAGATGAAGATGAAGATGATGGTCCTGAAGAAGATGAAGCACTTGATGTTGAGGTTGATGAAGATCTTGAAGAACAAGATCAAGAAGAAGTTTATTTTTCTGATGGAGGTGATGATTAATTCCGCTTAATTGGTGGTAATCTAACCCCAAGTGATCGTAAAGAATGTCTCTTTTCTCTTGATAATTCCGTGTCCACATCTTTTTGATATTCTAACCATATGAATAAATCCGGAGTTCCATCAATTTCCGAAAGTATATTGAGATGTTTATGATTCCTAACAAAGTTATTGAGTTTCATAAACATTGTAATCCACTGATCTTCAGATGGACATATCCACTCATCCTTGTGTATGGGGTCTTCTAGATAATTTATAGCGCGGTGTAAAAATATGTCATAATATTCATTATAATCATAGTCTCTTACTTCTATCGTTGGTGGATCGATGAGTAATTCCAACTCTACAAGCTCCACCGGAAACGCCCATTGTATCATTTCAATCGCATCTGTGCTTGACATGATATATCGTATCATATCTGCTGTAAGTAATCCACGTTCTCGCTTCTTTTTATGTTTATCATGTTTTTTACGATTTGTAGCAAGATATTCTTCACGACATAATTCATAAGAATTTTCAATTATTATCTCTTGAAGTTCAATTGGTAGTATATCCCACAACGATCGCTGACTCATGACCTAAAATCTTCTGATATTTTATTTTTTTGCCTAAGTCGAGGATCTCCATACAAAAACATAATTTAAAAATGTTCATCACAAACGTGTTAGTTGGTGATCATATCCTTGAACGAGCTATCTTTTGGACTATAAAAGAGGCTTCAGAATACGCTCAAGAAACAGTGAGACATAAAGTGTGGGAACTTGGTAACGGTCAGTTTTATTACGGAAACGTTGAATCTAAAATTTACGAACCAAACCTATACAAGACCACCGACTACATTGATGAACATATTCTTTCTTTCTCTGGACCCATCAGAGATAGCACAGATGTCGTGTGATCAACACGTTGTTAAAATACAATTGGAGATTACACAGATGCTCTATATGGCTTGGCACTTTGCATGTCAAGAAGATTATGTGTCAAAATATGCACCATTCACAAAGGATGGTTCGCGTAGAGGGTATCGTCCTGCGCACCCCAAACATCCTATGACGATGTGGGTTGCGTCAAGTTTAGACAACTATATTTACGCATGTAGAATTGGAATCGCACTGACTCTTGAATACACACGTAGATATGGTAAAATTCACACTTGCGCTAGACATCTTATATGGCTTTATGACAATCACCCAAACCATTTTGAAGAACGTCTGAGTGAAACAGCGTATTACTCCAAAGAGGGTATCCCCGAATGTATGCCGGACGAATATAGACAACCAAATATTGTAGATGCATATCAACTTTACTACATGGTTGAAAAGATGTCTTTCGCGCGTTATAAATAATTTAAAGTGGTCATTGTAATTAAATGTAAATATGGAAGATCAACAACGTCTCTATGAAAAGAAATTCATTGAAACGTGTAGACTTTTAAAAAGATCAATTGTGCCTCATAAAACAAATCTCACAAAGGTAAGAGTTGGTAGACGTGGTGACGGTGGTTATGTCATGTGTCAGTTACACGATGATACATATGATGCACTCTACAGTTATGGTTCAGATGATAATATTACATTTGAGACATCTTTTTATGAGCAATACGGAACAACATCATATGTCTATGATCACACGATTGAAAAGATCACGAATAAACCAGAATATATCAATTTCTTCAAAGAGGGTGTTGCACCTACCAAACAAGAATTACTTGACACCATTGATAATCATATCATTAAAAATGGACATACAAACTCCAAAAAATTAATTGCTCAAATTGACGTGGAAGGTCATGAGTGGTTTCTCTTTAACGAAAATTTTAAATATATTGATAACTTTTCACAATTAATTATTGAATTCCATATATTTAAAGATGTTACATTGTATGAAGAGTTGATCAAAAGAACATTTGAATTTTTAAATGACAAATTTATATGTGTTCACATTCACGCGAATAATTGTCTTCTCCAACCTTGGGTTGATGGTAACTTTCCAAGAGCTTTTGAAGTTACATATGTAAGAAAAGATTTGATTTCAGAAGCTGAAATTGAATCAAAGCCCTTCCCAGATCCAAATTTGGACGCATGCTCCGATCCAACGAGACCGACTCTTGTATTGGATTATTGGTTAAATGAATACAAGTAAACATGTTCAGGTCTTTCTTCGGGGTCGCCATACCCCAACGACTTGAGATATTTTGGAACTTCATTGTTTTCAAAATCAAATATTTCAATGAGTAACATCGGCATATACCTTTTAATTATATTTTCAGCTCCCTTTAAAACTTCCAATTCATGACCTTCAACATCAATCTTAATAACCGATGTTACACCTTTATACACGTCATCTAATCTACGACATTCAATTTCAGTTTTACTTGATTCATCCATTCCCTCAGTCTTTTGTATTGACGAACCACCATAATTTCTCAATCCTGTCTGTTTTACAGCTTTGGGAAAATACATACTTTTGTTTTCATTTTTATCGGATAGTGCAACTGGAATAACATATACACTATTTTTGAGATTATTGTTTTCTACATTCATTATTGTAACTTTATGAAATAGTGGTTCAAAGGCGTACACTGGACCATAATCAGAAAACATGAGGGTGTTATATCCAATATTTGCACCTATATCCAATATGTCTGTACCGTCTTTGTAATACTTTTTCAAATCTTCACGCATCCATCCATCCCATTCATAGCCCCTCGCTATGCATGGACCTATATATTCATCATCTGCCATGTAAAATACATTGTACCTACCATTATTAACGCAATTGACACGAAGCTGCATTTATGCGAAAAGTTAATTAAAACTTTAACCAGTATCTAATAAAACAATGTTTAGCATTGGTAATGGTGTCCCGGTCTCTGCACCACCGGTTAATCTTGTAAAGAAGGCGCGAACATATCAACCACGAACGTATAGTGAGTTTGTGAAGGGTCTCAAGAATAACGAACTCCCAGAAGTTCTTATCCGACCAAACCAAAATATCGCAGCTTTTGAAGACAATGAAGGGAACTACGGGGACGTTCAGATCATTCAAAACCAAGACTTGTGGCACACTATTTCTGAAAGTGATG